GGTGTCTTTCCATCGGTGTCCCCTAGATCGTCACTAAGGAGTAAACACGCGAGGACAAGCAGCCCAAAAAGCAGGAGAAGCAATGATAGGTTCATCGTTTCTTGTCTTTGTTTGTGTCTTTGGTTTGGCTTGGCCTAGCAACACCGTTGTATTTCGGGCGTTCCATGTTGCGACTCTCAAAGAACCTATCGCAAGCCTCCGAGACCATGCGAGATAGCCCATAGTGAACGTCTTGGCTTGGCTTGTCGCGCTCCTTTTTGCGCCCTTGGTGGTTGGCTCTCATGTCTGTTGTTTTAGGAGTTCCCGTAGTTCCCGAGTCGCTTCCAGTGTGGCTTTCTTGTCGCCCGCGTTGGCTTCTATCTGGTCCACGAGGTAATGCAAGAGCCATTTTCTAGCGACCCGCCGGATCCAGGGTAGTTGCCTGATGACGTTAAGTGGCATTGGTTTAGTAATTATATACCGCATCAAATCCCCACTCCTCCGCATCTTGCTGTGAGTGTCCATCGGCTAGGGCTTCCTCGTAAGACGCAAGCCACCTGCTTTCTGCTTTCTTAAAAAGAGCAATCTTGTCCTTGATCATTCGCATACTGGCGGGGCTTCCGTAGTAGACCCTCGCCTCTCCGTTATTAGATACCCAGCAAGTGTCTTCCATTAAAAACACTTTTGTTTCTAGCCTGTTTATCTGAGCGCGACACTCCGCAACATAGGCAGATTCGTCTACATCTCCGGTGCCGTCTTGTTGGTCTTCTGGGATGCTGTCAATTGAATGCTCCAGTCTTTCAATGTTGTCCACCGTTGCATCAAGCAATCGGTCCCACTCCAAACAGTGAATCTCAAAAAGCTCCTTTAGCTCCTTGATGGCCTCGCTTGCTGTCATAAAGTTAGGCCAGTTGCCATCCGGCCCGAACTGTTCTGGGTTGTCGTTTTCTTGTCTTAGGTCTTGGTTGAATACTTGTCGCGCAAAAACCTGGCCCGGTGTCTCTTCTAATGAAATCACGTTGTTCATTTGTTCTCTGTTTGTTTGGATTTAGGCAACAAGCTTTTCCGCTGTCAATATTGGAGACATCGAATAACGCCCAAGAGGAGAAACTTCCTCAGCACCATCGCGAACTGCTACGCGAAACCGCTTGGCTTCTCTTTGTATTATTTGACCACCAGGTTTTTCAACAAGCTCACAAAGTGTCACTGTTTTAGCAGTGCGGGAGATTACTTGGTAAAGCCAAATGCAATCATAGTCGCAAATGCTTCTCATGGCATATTGCTTGCCAATCTGGAAAGACAAATTGGTAGTGGTTTCTTGTTTTTCTGTCGTTGTCATCTGTTTTATTTGGTGTGGGTTAAGCAACAAGCGCCTTGCATCTTTTCTGGGTGCAATTTGGCTCCTTGTTTGTCCTTATTGTTTTGCCGTTATCTCTTAGTCTCCACAATGGCTCTTCCTTCTTGGCCCATTTAGTGCGAGGAAAACGCTTGGCAATGGCCTCAGCGGCTGCTTGCTGATAATAATCACCGTAACCGCCTTGAAAACGCAACTCGATGGTTTCTTGGTTGGCTTGTTGGAAGTTTAAAACAACGACAGCCGAAAAATAGCTATTGCCGTTTATCTTGTCATACCACTCGCGAGCGGAAACATCTACTGTTCTTAGGTCTCTGAATTGCATTGGTTCTCTTTGTTTTGTGTGGTGGAACTAGTCGCTCCCTGCCAGGTTCCAAGTGAGAACACCTGAAACCCGGGCGGGAATTACTTGTAAACCGTCTGGCCCTCTTGGAAGATCACTTTGCTTGTAGGTGTTAGCTTTTCGGCATAGCTTAGCGCCTCCTCGAAGTGCTTCTTGAGATCCTCGGCGGTGTCATCGTCAGAGGTCAGGTAAGGACAAGCTGATACCTCAACGGTGATCTTGAATACTCTACTGGTGGTGGTTTGCTTTTTCATTTGGTCTGTGTGTGGTCTGGAGATTACTTGCAGCAAGACTGTATATCAGCAGGGGATGATGGACTCGCTTGGGTATACGAATCCTTGTCTATCTCATGCCATTCCTCGCTGTTCCAAGATCGGAAGTAGTAACGATCCTCGTAAGTGTTCTGGCAGGTTTCTTCTTTCCTATATCCTATTGCTCGACCACAAACGGTCTTACCTCTGTATTCTCCCCAAGTCTTTTCCGGGATGCAGACGGACCTAAAGTTATAAAGAATGGTTTTCATTGGGTAGGTGTGGTTCTTGGTTACTGATTAGCGTTGAGAGCTTCGCGTGCTTCCTTTCGTGCGTCCATCTCTTCCCACGCGGCCTCTCGAATCTTCTGGTCGATTATGGTGTCCGCTATGATGAGACCCGCAAAGGCAAACATCAGAGGAAGCAGGACGAACAAGCAGAACCTTTCGAAGCGCTCTTCAAATCTCTTGTGTGGGCAATCTGTATTCTTTTTCATTTGTTCTTTTTGGTAATTGGTTTGGAACGAAAGCTCTTTAGAATTCCAAAGCGGCATTACTCTCGTTATTCAGTGCGGTGCAGATCTCGCTCTTGTTGGAAAGAGGGAATCTCTCATAAAAAGCTGAATCAATCACAGCGCGGTAGGCATCTTTCTCTTCCCCTACAGCAGCTGCTCTAACCTCGTAAATAGCGGCGGCCTCAATAGCCTCTTTCGCTGCTTTCATGGTAGGGAAATAAGAGCCGCGCTCGCTTCCATCTTTCGGGGTATATGTGGTGTAGATAATTGTCATATCGATCGCAAGATGACTAAGTGTGATCCTATTGCAACTATTAAATGCTTTTAATTTCAAAAACGCTAGGAGACTGAGATAGACACGCCTTCAGCGTAACAAGTAGAACCAAGGAATCAACCAGGGTAAATGGAAGGAATCAACCTGGCATCGCTCCCCTAGCATCTAGTGTGCTGAGGACAAGCATAGCCTGTAGATCTTTGAGAGGGAGGGGCTGTCAATTAACAGACAATCCGCTGCTAGAAAGCTTCTCGGGGGTGCCCTCGGGGGGATTCTGGCTCGCCGCTATATACGTATACCCCTTCAGATTTTTATGCCAAACTTGAAAAGAACACCACATGTCCACTATCAGCCTACAAATCGACACAAATAAATAACATGTCTACTTACGAAACAAAAAGGACTCCCTAAGTTTTCACTACAGGGAAAAACAAAGAAAACCTGCAATGAAGGGACCTAGGGAGTCCGTTGTGTTTGACTGGTATTTAGCACCAAAGAAGCACGGGTCAATACCCATTAATACTTCTTTTTGCCTGTCTTCTTTTTGGCAGCCTTTTTCTTCTTAGGGAACCCCTTTTTCATATCCGAGTAGCTCTTATCGCTGACTGTGGATTTCTTTTTGGTTCTGCTAATGCCTAACTTGCGGCGCTTGTTGATGTTCTCGTAGAGGCTCATATTAATTTACTTGTTACCATTTGACTTTGTTTGCCCAATAGGCTGCTGAGAGTTTCCCTCTGGCTATGTTCTTTGCATGACGAGCCTTGAAGCTTTTTCTTCTGGCTTTGTCCTTTGGAGTCTTTGGGTTTTTACCAGCTCCACTGACACCTTTTTGTCCAAACCTGATTAGTTTTACCTTGGATCCTGATTTAGCTAAGACAGCATGTGACTTAGTCTTGTGTCCTGGAGTTCTCTTTGGTTTGTTGTATCCAGAGAACTTCTCTCCTGATCGTTCAATAGCCATATTTAAGGTAGGGTATTTGTTCCTTTTGTTTGTTTCCTACTATAGGAACACCCATAGATACTAGGTTTGTGAATACTATGGGTCCACCTATAGGGTATAAATAATAATACAAACTAAAACAAACCTCTCCCTTTGTTCTCTTCTCTTTTTGTTTTTATTAGTAAAGGTTTGTTCTCTATTACCTATCGTTTGTGATTGAGGTTTTTTCCTCTCGTTAACTTATAGTGTACTTATAGGGGGCCTTATCGACGGCACCGTATATGGCAATAGGCAAATGTGATTTTATTTTTACTCTTTTTGTTTAAGGTAAGAAAGGTGTTCTCTCTTAAAGGTAGGAACAACTAGGTTCTCTACAGCTCTGACTAGGGCTTCCTCTAGGTTCTCATTGTCGATTAGGTAACCTAGACCACTGAGGGCAAAACAAGCATGCACTACTTCATGGAGAATAGTGTCTAAAGTGTCTTCTTCACTGAGGTTCTTTCTTATGTGGATTGTTCTTTTTTCAAAGTGTAGGACCCCAAAGTCATCCATCTGTTTGTATTCAATGGAGAACTTATGGCCCCCAATCATCACCTCAGTGGGTCTATATTTGGGTTGTTTTGCCATAATGAGCTGTAGTTAGGTTCTAAGAGGGTTTAGGTGTGTTCTGGTGTGCTGACCCTCAGAGCCAGCTAGGACCACTCACAGAGGATCCTCGGGACTTATAGAAGCTATCTTGGAACCTTTGTAGTTCTTCTCTGAGTAGATCTTCTTTTCTGTCCTCCATCTTTTGTGAGGCATCTTGTGCCATTTGTTCTGTCCAGTAGGCAATGGCTATACTGAGGGCATCCAGTCTGTCATCGTGTGTGATGGCTCCTCGGTCCCTTGTGAGTCTACTTAGTTGGTAGATTAGCTGGTATTTCAGGGAGGATTCGTTTGGATAGTCTTGAGCTGTCCTGAAGTCGTTCTTGATGACCTCTGGGTCTATGATGAGCTTGTGTCCTGCCATCACGGGTTCCAGGGTATCTATGATCCTGCGTTCCTTCTGGGTGCTGTGACGGACTTCTTCGATGGTGCAAGGGTGAACCTTTGTGAGTATGGGCTTTATTAGCTCCACAAACATACCATCACCAAAGTTACTCTCCACAATGATTGTATTTACATTGTGTTCTTTTGCCAACACACAGAGATACTTGAGGGTTTCCTCACTGTAGCCCCCTTGTAGTCCTCCAGCGGCAGGAACGTAGAGGAACCCGTTGAGCATCTTACAGACTGCAAAGCCTGTTTCGTCCTTTCCTCGTCCTGCTGGGTCAATACTGAGGACACTACCGGTGTATGGGATGTGGTCTCCTAGAACCTTAAAGGGCCTGTGGAAGCGATCACCAGTCATCCCTACGTTGGGAACCGCTGAGTCCCACTCAAGGGACGGATCGTTAGCCCACACAACCTTTTCGGGGGCCAGTTCGTCGTCAATGCTCATCACAAGGAGGTCATTGATCTTCAACGGGTATTTCTCTACGTCTGACAGCTTGGAATCCAGCATGAACTGGAGGGCGAACCCAGCAGACCCGTAAGAAACCTTTCGGTCAGCCAGGTCTATGTCAGAGAAACGTAGAGGTTCTGTGGTTTTGTTTTCTTTTTCGGTGCTTACACAGAGCTGACTGATGTTGTCGTTGTAGGTCAGGTTGTTTTTGCTCTGTGTAACGTGTTGAGCGGGCCAGATTTTTGTATCGTAGCCTCTTTCTTGTAGTGACCTGTAAACTGTGTCCTCGCACTGTGGGGTTCCAAGGAAGAGTATCTTGGATTTCTCATCTGGTTTGATGATAGCGTCGAACTCCTTGACTTGTTCGCCAAGCTTGTCGCGCATCATTTGTGTTGCTGAGTTATTTGGGACCTCTACGTCATCAGCAACGATTATGTCAGCTCGGGAGCCTGTTAGTTGAGACGTAATGCCGAGGGACTTGACGGAGGGGGCATGACTTGCTGGAGCTGGTCCAACGTCAAAGGAGATTTTAGAGAAGCGTTGTTTGTCTCCGGGGATAAGGTGTTGGAGAAATGGTGCTTCGTGGATGAGTCTAAGTGTGAATGTGCTGAAATCATCTGCTCTAGTTTTAGAAGCACTGACAACAAGAATGTTCTTGCTGGGATCGAGGAGCAATTGGTGTACGACGAAAGCAGAGCAAATCCAAGACTTACCAACTCCTCGAAATCCTTGGATGACAGCTCGTTTTGGTCCGTGCTGCATGTAGTCCGCGATTTCATATTGGATAGGTGTTGGTTGAGGTAGGTTTAGTTGTTTCCAGACTAGGAATAGAAAGTTTCGGAAGTCCTTGATTTCGTCAGGTAGGTCCAAAGGTCTATGGGGTTTGGTTATTCGCCCACCACTTTATCTACTCCATCTTCGTTAAATGGAAGAATCTTACACAACTCTTCTAGGGGACTCTCAGCAGAAGCCATAGCACTGATGCCGTTGTCCTTGAGGATCTGACGGGCTGCACTGAGGTCTGCTGGTGCTGCATCTCCACTTTGGATTCTCGCAATGAATTCATCAATGAGTATATCCTGGAGTTGCTGTAGTTTTTCTTGTGTTGGTTTGCTCATCCTTTTCTTAATTCTTTAAATATCTTTACGCCTAAATAGAACAGAGTGGTAACGCCCACAGCAATAGCCACCATGTTGTTGATGTCGCTAAGGGTGATTGTTCCTAGTAGTCCTGTGATGCCTACTACTGACGGGAGGTGCTCTGAGTTCATTGGGTTTATTAGGCAAACGCCCTGCAAATTAATTTCCAGTTTGTGTCTGCGTTAGTCACATCCCAAGTTGAAGTAGCGTCGCCGACTGGTAAGGTAAGTTTTGTATCATAAACAAAGAAACATTTTGTTGCATTAGCATACAAACCTAGTCTTCCTGCTGAGTGTCCTTGAGCTGACAAATCTATTTCGTCGCCTGTTGCGTATCCGTTTTCTGCGCTTTTACACCTTAAAACCCATTGAAATAATGTAGGTGTAGTTCCTAAACTGTGTGTTAATTCTAGTTTAGTTTGCGTAGCTGGTATTGCGGTTTCTGCGCTTTCAAAACTAGTTTGTAAAGAACTATTGGCTCCATCAGTTCCTGCTGCCCCTGCTGATCCTGCTGCCCCATCAGAGATAACAAAAGACGAAGTGCTTCCATCAGTTTTGGTAATAGTAACTGTGGTATTTAGTCCTACTTTGTTTGCTCCAATGTTAGAAATACCAACCCCAGCTGCCCCTGCTTGTCCTTGTTGTGCCAAAGCGTTTCCAGGTGCGTTCTCTAGGACTTCTTGTGCCGCAAACAAAGCGTGCTGGTAACCTGTATCTAGGTCGCTCTCGGTAATCCTTGAGCCACTTTGGAAGTCTACTAGCGAAGCCAAGCCGCTGTCCCTGTAGACCCTAATAGTGCTGAAGCTACTAGGAAACGAAGCGAGCGTAACAGTAGGTGGTGAAGCCGTAAGGTTCTTTGACGCTATCGCAATAGGTGTGTAGCTAGTGTCTGAGTAAACTTTACCAGCAGCTTTTAGGTGTGTGTCTGAAATGTAATTCAGTCCGGCAATAGATAAGGGGCCTGTAGATGGCGAGTATTCTATGTATGAGTTAGCCATTGTATTGTTCTCTAAGGGTTAATGGGGGAGGGGATTTCTATTCGTGTTCCTTTTTCTTCAAAAACTTCAAACGCAGTTTTTCCTTCGCTATTAATAAAGTCTTTTAAAAGGTTTTTGTTTTTCAAAAGATCTTTTTTTGCGTTTCCGTGCTCTTTCATAATAAATCTATTTATTCTAGCGTGACCAAGGTTTACAAAATCTTCACTTTCTCCAACACGTTCTTTTATATTTAAATCTCTTAACCAAGCTGTGTTTTTAGGTTCACTCTTGTTTGTAAGAATGTTTTCTAATTTTTGTAATATGTCTCTTTTTTCAACTATATCTGCGTAAGTAGAATAAAGAGTGTATCCATCTTTGTTTCTATAAGAGAACAAATCAATGCCTCTAATTTCTTTTGAAAGCCTAAATGTAATAATTCCATCTTTGTCTTTTGCTATTTGTTTTTCAGTAAACGTAGGCTCGGAATATTCTTTGGTAGCGAAGCGGTTGAACTCAAACTCCATAGTTCTTCCTGATTCTCGTATTCTTCCAAATACATCTCTTTTTTTATTAGGAGCTGCTGAACCTGTTGCCCCATACCAAACTCTTGCCCAGAAACCTGATGCGCTGTTTTCACCTCGCAACTCATTCATTGTTCCTTCTCTTGTTGCGTTCTCTACTCGTTTTCTAACTTGAGAAGGAATAGGTAAAATATAACCTCCAGCCGTGTTAGCTAAAGCAGCCCAGAATTTTTCTGGGTCTTCTCCAAAAATGTCTTCTATAGCTTTTAAGCCTTGATTCATTGGCATTTCTTTAACTGTAGCTTTAAGAGAATTTTTAACTACAGTGGGCAAATCAATCTCTTTTGCTATTGTTCCTTCTTCTCTGGCTTTAAAATAATTAACAATGTCCATTATTAAAACCAATGGAGAAACAAAAGGAGCCCACGAACTAATATCCATACCAAACAGTGTGAATTCTTGTTTAGTTTTGTCTCTGGTTTTTTGCTCGTTTGTAAGGTGAGAATTAGAACCGTAACCAAACCCCATTTTAGCGGCGGTTGCTCCTACAGAAAACAAAGCAACAGTAACTAAAGCATCACCCAGAGTATCTACATTTTCCATAACTCTTCTAGTGTCTGCTAGGTCTGTAAGAGCTTGTTCTTGTTTTATTTGTTTCTCTATCCTTAAAGCTTCTGTTGTATTTCCTGCTTTTTTAGCTTCATATTTAAGAAGTTCTAGTTGCTTAATTGTCTTTTCGTGTTCTTTTTTAACTTTATCAAATATGTTCTGATATTTTTTGTTTGGGCGGGCTAAACGATTAGTAGCTTTAATTAAAGCAACTCCTGAAAGGTTTAATCCTCTTTGTGTTCCTCTAATTCCAGGCCCAACAAACGGCATAGCCGCTTCCATTGCTGCTGCTAACCACGGCCTTGAATCATCATTCATCATTTTAGAAAGCCTGTTTGCAGTTTGATCAAACAGCATGTTTTTAGCTGAAGTTATTCCATCCGCGCTTGAAGCCATAAGCATAGATTCACGGACAAGATCCATCATGTCGTTTATTTCTTCGTTAATTTCATATAAAATTAAACCTGATTCATCTTTTTGTGCTGCGTCCAACAGTTGATTAAATCTTTCCTCTGCTTTTGATGGATTGTTTGGAAACTCAATAATAGCTTGTTGTTTAAATCTAGTCCTTACTGCTACATCTAAATTTATTTTGCTAAAAGCAGCGTCTGTTCCTGTTATTGTTTTCATTCCAAGAGCTAAAATATTCCAAATGTTTCCTGACATCATTTCTTTAGAAACCCATTTTCTAAGATACTCTTTTCCTTCTTCTTGGAGTTTTGCGTTGTTTCTAGCTTTTGTAAGCACTCGCCTTATTCCTGTAGGAAATATAGTTTGGTAAGCGTTAGTTTCTAATTCAAACCGAGAAGTAGCTGTTTGTGGGTTCGCTGCTTCGTTAAAAGCTCTTCCAAACATTCTTTGAGTTTGATTAGGTTTAAGATTTCTTAAACTTCCTGGACTAAACAACGAAAAGAACTGACCCATCCCAATAAAGGCTTCAGACAAAGCCGCTCTAGCAAACCTAGTTTTGTATCCTTTTTGACCATATATTAAATAAGCGGCTGCTTTTAATGGGTTTTTTACGAATACTTCACCAACACCAGTAGGAATAGCTGCTGCGGCTGATGTAACAGAGTTAATCAACCCTGCCTTTCTTGCGGCTCTAAAACGCCTTACAAACCTCATAAACCAGTGCCCTTTATCAGCATCTTGTCCTTTGTTTAAGACGTTTAGCATGTTTTCATACAACTCTTTGTCTCGAGCAGCCTTAGCTTTCTTTCCTTCTTTTTTACTAGCTTCAGTAAGAAACCGCCGCATCACTGCTTTGCGTTTTTTAACTTCTCCTACAGCTTTGTCATATGCGCTTTTAACAGAGTCATCTTTAAGATTCGCTGGCATCCGCCCTACCTCTTGTTGCATTTCAGCAGCGTCTCCTCGTTTAAGAATTTCCTTTAGTCTTTCTGCTTCAGCAACAGCAGCATCGTAATTAGCCGCTTCCCTTTCAAACCGTTTGTAAGTATTAAGTGCAGCTTGAAGTTCTTTTACTTCTGGTGGGTCTTCTTTTTTTACAGGCGTTTCTCCTGCAAGCTCGTCTGCTGCTTTAGCATCTGGTCCAACAGCTCGCCCTCTTGCTTCTTCTAATTGTTTTTCAAGCTTCTGAATGCGATTACTTAACGCATCTTGCATCTTTTCTTCAGGAGTCTTTTGTGGTTTAAGGGACTCCTTTAGTTCTCTTCTGAGTGCTCTATCAACACCTCTAAGGTCTTCAAGGTAGCTCTTAGCTTTTTTAATGCCAGCCCACTTGGGTTTACTGCTAACAAGCTTGCTGATTTTTTCAGGGTCGCCTTCTTTACCCAGCTTAGAAAGCCTGTCGATACTTGCTTCTAGCTCTTCTATTTCAGCAGCTTCCTTCTTGTTTTTCTTGTAGAAAGCTATGCGCTCTCTTAGTTCCTGAAGTTCTGCGTCTTCTTCCTTAGCTGCTTTCTTTGGCGCTTCGTCTTGCTTACCCTCAACAAAATCCTGTTGCTCTTTTTCGAGCTGGGCTTCTGCTTTTTCCTTTGCAGTCTTTGGTTGCTTTGCTGGCTTTCCAGCCTCTACTGCTTTCTTTTCCGCAAGTTTTTCCTCAAGCTCTTTTACTCTGGTTTCCAGGTTTACTACCTGTTCCCCTTTTGCTTCTTCTCTAGCTTTCTTCCTTTGGTTTCTTCTAAAAGTATCTTTTGTATCAAGATATTCTTGTGCTGTATCAGCAAAGAACGACTCGTCATCTGACTTGTCTACAACAGAATCAAGGTATCTTTTAAAGTTACGAAGTGCCTCAAGTTCTTTTAAGTTTGCAATAGAAAATTCAGAGGTTTCTGCTTCCCAACTTTTCTTAGGGTTAGAAAAATTAACTACATTACCGCTGACTGCTGTCATTGGCGCTTTAAACTCTACAAATTTAATGTGAGCATCTATGTTTCTTTGTAAGTTTTTAAACGAGTCAGGAGTTGCTCCTTCTTTTATTATCTGCCTAAGTATTTGTTCAGTATCAAACTCTAGTGAATCTAATAATTTTGTAGTCTTATTAACTATCGCTGCCCATTCTTTAGGATCAAAGTTTTCTTTAGTTATTTTTCCAGAAATAATATCTTGTTCTAGAGTCTTTAATCTTTCTGTAAGATCGTTAATAACTCTTTCTGTTTTCTCTGGAGAAACTTCTAATTTTTCGTCTACCTCAGGTAATGGAGGTGGTTCTGTATTTGCTTCTGGTGTTTCTGTTTCTTTAGAAGTAACTGTGGGTTCTTCGATAGGATCAGGTTTAACTACTACTTCAGGAGCGGGGTTTACTTCTTGTTTTGCTGCTACGCTTGCTTCTTCTTTTATTTTGTCACCAAAGTCTTGAATAAGAGCAATAGCTTCGCTTTGTTCTTTTATTTCTTTATTTAAAAGTTGAACCTTGTGAATAGCTGTTGATTTTTCTAACCCAATTCTTGTAGAAGCCGCAGCTTTTTTTGCTTTTGCTAAATCTTGCTGAAGAAGACTAAGACGTTCTTTTACACGCTCTACAGATCTTTCTGTGACATTCCCAGCCTGAGCACGCCCCCACGCGCCTGTTTTAGCAAAGATATGAAATATAGAGTTAAGGCCTCCTCCTATACCAGCAGCTAACCAATACTCTGTTGCATCCCTAAACTCTCCTTCTTCTCCTAGCATAATGCCCACAGTGTCTCTAAGAGCTGTCTCAGCAACACCAATAGAAGCGCCGCTAATAACCGTAGGAACTCCTTTAATTATTACTCGTTCTTTTGCTTTAAATGCAAAACCAATTCCTTCTCCAGATACTTTTAAAGGAATTCTTTTAGATAAAAACTGTCTACCTGCTCCAGTAATAAGTTTATCTGCTGGAGTGGCTATAATGCCAAACGCACCTGCTGCAATAAGCTCAGAAGCTTTGTATTCATCTTGATCTCCTAAAGCTTTTCTTAATGTTTGAGAAGCCAGGTTTCCAAGAAACCAACTACCTCCTTCAGTAATTGCCAAGCCAGTAGCACCTGCAATAACTGTTTGGGGAGTAGGTGTTCCCGCTACAGCAACCGCTCCTGCCCTAGCTGCTCTAACGCCTTTCATCATAAGCTGAAAGTTCTTAACTAACTTAGCAGCTCTAGGGCCTCCTTTTGTAAGATAAGAGCCACCAAATCCTACACTTAACTCTGTAAGAACACTTGCTCCTGTTTTAGCTATTGAAGTAGCGGCACCTTCGTTTTGTTGTGTTTGTTCTTTTTCAGCTATTTCATGTTTAATACCCTGATAATCCAGATACATATTTTGCATCATTTCAATAGCTTCTGGAGTAACAGACTTTGGAGCATCGGGCAGCAAGCTTAGAGCTTTTTCTTTTTCTTGCTGTAGTCTAGCTACTCGCCTTTGTTTAATTGCTTCTTCGTTTTCTGCGAGTAACTCTTCAAATGTTTTGTTAGACATACTTTAAAATCTTCTAATAACTCCTTCTTGTGTTTGAACAAACTCGTCAAGATCTTCTATTGAATCTATCCCAAAAGAAGCTGCTTCTTTAATTGAGTTAGTTATCATTGCCCTGCTTTCTTTAGTGTTTGCTGCTAAATTGTTTTGAGATTGTAAAGCCGATCGCCACTCGCCTTCTTTTTTATCAAGCTCGTCTGTATCTCTAAACAGCTTTATGTCTCCAATTCCTACTTTAGCGGCTGCAAGATGCTTTGCTGATTTAGGTGTAAATTTAGGATAACCAAAATAATACAAAGAAACGCTCAAAGCTTCAGTGTCTTTTTGATCTTCTAATTGATTATAAACATTAATCAAATAATCAGGATCGTTTTGAATTTTATTAAGAATATCTTGTTTTGTATCAGTATCTTGTAAAAGACGATAGAAACTATCTTTGTCTTTTTTGTCTCTTAACTTGTTAAACTGTTTATCGCTTAAAGTTAAAGCACCAAAGAATGGATATTTTCTAATGTTATCTTTATTTTCAGTAATAACATTTTCAATTCTTTCAGAAATAGTTCCTTCTTCGTAGTCCCCGACTCCTAAAGAAAGAAAACCTCGTTTAGCTCTAGGAACCTTAGTTCTTTCTTTTGAATCAATACGACCATCGTTGTTTGTGTCGTAGTCTTCAAGAACTCCTTCGTCTTCATTTTCAAAAGTTGGTTGTGTTTTAAACAAAGATTCAAAAGTCTGTGGAGCGTCTTTTACTGCTTCAAAAATTTCTATTTCTTTTTCAATTAAATCGTTAGCAAATTCCTCTATAATTTCTTCTTTTTGTTCTGATGTTGATATTTGAATAGCTTTATTTTTAAGCTGCCTATCAATGTTATTTTTTAATCTATTTTCTAAATTAGAAATGTTAGCTTGCAAAGCTGCGTTTGTATTATCGTCAAACCCTTTTTGAAGGTTCCTAATACGATCACCAATAAACGTATTTAAATTTCTATAGTAAGGAGTTGATAATACCCAATCTCCTTTTCTAGCCTCGTTGTAAATATCAAGCCATTTGTCAGGAACTCTTACTCCTGGATGCCCTAATTTAGTCATTAATCCTGCAATAGATAAATCAGGATCGTTTGTTACTTCGGTTTTAACTCTATCAAGTTCAGCTTCAATTACTTTTTTAGGTATCCCTGTATTAGCGTAAGGACTCATTTTAGAAACACGCTCTAACTCGTCAACAGCATGTTTAGTTACCGACAAATACATTTTACGAGAAAAATCAGAAGGAGCTTCTATTCCTAAGTTTTCGTCTCCATTACCGAGAGAAAAAAGCATGTTGTTAAATACTGTTTTTTTGTTTTCTTCAGCCCCTTTAATTGTATTTACAATATTTTCAATTTGCTTGTCAGTAATCGATGGGTTTATTTTTGTAAGAATAGTTTTAATGTTTCCTTCTTCTTGAACAGTCAAAGGTTCATCATCTTGTAAACGAAAAATAATGTCAGAAATAAGGTTTTTTACTACGGTAGACTTTTGATTAAATGTTTCCCCATCGTCTTCTTCAGATGCTTCTTTAATTCTGCTAATCTGAGTCTGCATAGCCATAAACGTAATCTTGTTTTCCGCCACTCCTCCAAGCTCTGCTCCTTTAAAAAGCTCGTAGGTTTCTGCTTTATCCACAGCTTCTTGTGCCTCCTCAAGCCTTCCGTTAAAAACCAACATGTCTACGTAACCCTTAGTAAACTTTACTAATCTTTGTGAAATCTCTTTTGAAGGCACACCAAGACTTTTTAGTTCTCCCCGTAAATTTCCTATTGACCCTAAAATATTGCCTGTTGCTGTAAGGTCAGCCATTTCATTAGACTCAATGACCATCTTAGTAGCATCTTCTTTAAGCGCCTTGTATTTACTAAACGCCTGAGCCTTTAGAGGTGTTGTAGTTGCGTTCCAAAGCGCCTTGTGAGCTTGCATCTGAAGGTCGTTTGTCATCCCTCCGCTAAACTTGTTAAACAGGCCGGACTCCATGTTGGCTATAGCAGTATCAATGTCTGCTGAGTCTGGGTTGTTTCCTAAGTCAGAAGCCAAAGCGTCATACTCGTTGGCCATGTTCTGTTGCTCCATCAAATACTTCCTCTTAACCAGCTCGTAGTTAAACGTCTTGTTGTATTTAAGGATGCTAAAGGTTTCCTTATCACCAGCCGACAGCTCCTCAAGTATCTCGTCATCAGACATCTGAGATACCCTGTCAGTGGCTACTTTGTTAGCGTAGTTTGTAAGCTGACCGGCAGCGTTAGGGAGCTGGTTGATTACAGAGGCAAACTGAAGGGCAGCGTTAGTCTTTGGTGTAGGTGCTACAGAGACTTGGTAGTTTCCTTCTGAAGCCCCTACGCCCCCTTGGAGGCTTGCTTGACCTGGATTGTAGTCAACTTGAGTTCTTGGTTTCTTAGCCATGTTTG